ATTTATATTGGCCTACATCTAATAGTAAATTATCAATTATTATGAAGTTTTTTCATAAATTAATGAAAAAAGAAAATATATATATTACAAAAAATTTACACAATACAACATTTTCATATATGACAAAAACAACAATTGAACCAATATTAAAATATACTAATAAAATACATATTAGTAATTTTACTTTTTCAAAGTTAATGCATGATGTTGATGATCATGCTTGGATATGGTGTAAAGATAAAAAAATTATGTGTATTAATAATATTTATAATCATAATACTTTTAATAAATATTTAAAAGAAATAGATTTTATTAGTTATAATAATTTATTAACTGATGATTTTTTATCTTATACTTATAATTTTAAAATAGAAATTAATAATATTATTGACAAATATCAATTTAAAAATGTAAATTTATCTAATTATAATGAAGAAATTTTTATTATATTAGATTTATTATATACTTATTATTTTTCTCCAGGATTATTAGATGATTTACATTGGGGGTATATTGGTTTTAAAAAATGGGTTGATAATTTAATTGATGATATAAAAGATAAAATTAGTAATAAAATAATATATATAATATCAGATTCAACAATAGATTATTATGGTAATTATGAAAAACATGTGAAAGATGGATGGGATAATTTTATATGTAAAAATATAGTAAAACAAAAAGAACAATATATAATTGATAAATTAAAAAAAATTAATAGTAAATGTTTTATTGATGCAATTGGCGGTACTGGTTATTTTTATTATGATGATACATATTTAAATAATTTAAATAATATAAATAATATATTTAGTGATTTACATTCTGATATAACAATTAATAATTATTTCATAATTATTAATAAATTATATAAAAATAAAATATTATTTAATATTTCAGACAATAATTTTAATGATTTTATTTCTAGAATTATTATAAATTATTATATTTATAATATTAAATATGATTGTGTATTATGTATTGGTGGGTATAATGATATAACTAATATATTAGAACAACCTAATAATTATAATAAAGAAATGATATCATTTATTATAAACTTATTTATAAAATTTACTAATTTTATGATTAATAATCATGATTTATTACAAGAATATAAAATAAATACAAATGCTTATGATAATAAAGTATTTAATTATAATTATGATATTATTATAAGAAAATAAATTTATTTTTAAATTTGATATAAAAATAAATTTATTTTATTAATTATATAATGCGTATTGCTGTAGTTGATTCTGGATGGGAATATACGTTGGATACGCCATACAATGAACCATTAGGTGGAACACAAAGTGCTATATGTTATTTTTTAGAAGAAATGAAAAGTCTAAATCATGAAGTATATTTATTTAATAAAGTAAAAGAACAATGTACTATTAGAGAAGTAAAACATATTCCAGCCGTAACATATTTAAATTATATAAAAAATAATAATTTAAATTTAGATATTTTAATTATAAGCTGTTTAGTTAATGATTTATTAGAAATTAAAATAAATTTAAATAATCCTAATATTTTATATTGTTTATGGACAGGTCATGATATTGATCAACCTGTTGCTAAATTATTAAATGATGTAAAAATGAAAGATTTTGTCGATTTATTTATATTTGTTAGTGATTGGCAACGAAATAGATATGTTAATACTTATAAAATTAATTATAATAAAACATTAATTTTAAAAAATGGTATTGGTAAACCATTTGAAAAATATTTAGATTTACCAATAGATAAAAGATCAAATTCAATGACATATTGTTCAATACCTTGGAGAGGATTAGATTTATTAATTCCAATTTATAAAGAACTAAAAAATAAATACAAAGATTCAACATTAAATATTTATTCTGGTATGAATATTTATAAAAAAGAAGAAACTGAGAATAATTCATATGATGAATTAAAAACAATGGAATCAGTAAAATATAATTATGGAATATCTCAAACTTTATTAGCCCAAGAATTATATAATATTGATTATTTAACTTATCCAAATATATTTCCAGAAACAAGTTGTATTAGTATATTACAAGCAATGGCATGTGGATGTTTAATAATAACATCAAATTTGGGTGCATTAAAAGAAACAATGGATGGTATGAATGATTATGTTGATATTAATATATTTAATTTTGATAAAAATCAATATATAAAAGATTTTATTAATAAAGTAAGTAATAATATTGAATTAAATAAAACTATTAAAAATTTATTAAGGGAAAAAAATCGTGACTATATTAGAAAAAATTATTTATGGTCAATAATATGTAAAAAATTTGAAACTGATATTATAGCAGCAAAAAATAATTATATTAATTATATTAAAACTCATACTGAATTATTAAATACATGTATTCAAAATTTTGCAACACAAAAGTGGGTAGATTGTTTAAATATTAGTAATAATTTAATGTATTATTTAAATTTGAATGAATATAGTGTAATAAAATTAAATAATGGTGTTAGTTATTATCAAATACAACAATTTGATTCAGCAAAAGAATCATTTAAAATTGCCAAAAATATTAAGAATGATTTTAATGTTAATAAAAATATAGCATTATTAGAATTACAAAGAAATAAATTAGATAAATTTATAAAATATGCAAGAATTGCTCTAAGTATTAGTTTTGAAATTGATTTAGCAAATTTATTAGCAGAAAAATATGAATTATTAGGATTATACAATGATGCTATTGGTATATATGAAAGTATTATATATTTAGACCCAAATAATATTAATGCTTATAATAATTATGGTAATTTAAATTTATTAAAAATATCACAAGTTGATGATATTGATAAAGTAATTGACAATACATATGGGAAATCTTTAAAATTATGTGTTAATTTAAATGAACATAGGAAAAAAGAATTAGTATTAAGTAATATTTTATTTAATAATTTATATAATTGGAAATTAACTGATGAAGAAATATTACATAGAACTTGTAAATGGTATGATTATTTTCCTAAACAACAAAATTTAATTGATATAGCTGATAAATTAAATAGAATGCAAATAATTAATAATTCTAAAATAAAAATTGGCTTTATTTCATGTGATTTTATAACACATCCCGTTGGATTTATGTTTAATAGTATATTGAAAAATATTAATATTAATAATTTTGATATATATTGTTATGATTGTTGTGATATTGGTAGAAGTGCTGGTGATGAAACTGCTAAAATATTAAGATCTTATAATAATGCTAGTTGGATTGATTTTAGTAATATAAATGATAATGATGCTTTAACTATTATAATTAATCATAATTTAGATATTTTAGTAGATATGATGGGACATACAAGAAATACAAGAATGAATTTATTACAATATAAACCGGCAAGAATTTTAATATCATATTTTGCTTATCCTGGTACTACTGGATTAAAAGAAATTGATTATAAAATTAGTGATAAATATGCTACTCCTCCAGAAACACAAAAATTTTATGTTGAAAAATTATATTATTTGCCTAATGGATTTCAATGTTATACACCACCTGCAATAATTGAATCTAAGAAAAATTATAATAGAGATAAATATAAAATTCATTTGTGTTGTTTTAATAATCCTATTAAATTATCTATACCAACTATAGATACTTTTTGTGAAATTTTAAATCAATTACCAGAAGCTAAATTATATTTAAGGTATTGTTATTATAAATCAAGTTATTATCGGGCAACTATAATAAAATTATTTACTGATAGAGGAATTTTAAAGGAACGTATTGATATTGAATATCAACCTATTTTAGAAGCACTTAAATTATATGATATTATAGATGTATGTTTGGATCCATTTCCTTATAATGGAGGAACAATTAGTAGTGAAGCATTATATATGAATACACCATTTATTACTTTGGCTGGCACATCATATGTATCAAGAGTTGGCGTTAGTTTATTATATAATTTAGGATTACAAAAATATATTGCTAATACTACAGAAGAATATATTCAAAAAGTTGTTGATTTAGCAAGAAATACTAATGAACTTAAAATATTACATCAAATATTAAGAATAAAAATGATGAATACAGATTTATGTAATTCTGTTACCTTTACTAAAAATATTGAAGCAGCATTTATTGATATGGCTAATATATATAATAAAAAAATTGGAAATTAATGTGTATACTAAACTTAATTAAAAAATCTATCAACGTAGCCCGCAAATTTCGCGGGCGAAATTTTTGGCTAGGGAAACTCCGTAGCCATTTTGGCTCAAGGCGAAAAAGTAACGCCTAAATATATTAATCAATTGATGATTATTATTATTATATATGATTAATATATATAATAAAAAAAAATTGAAACTTAATGTGTATATTAGCCTCAATTATAAAAAATCATTACCGTAGCCATTTTGGCTCAAGGCCTAAACAACCGGGCTTGTAATCGGACAAAAGACAACACTGACGATGGCGTCGCTGACATTCTCCGTGCAGAGGTTTCCAGATCTAGATGAAGCATTAGGCACATTCGGGTTTGCCTGCGCTCTCTTGTTTTCGCACGTGCTGTCCTGGTTCTCGTATCATGGTCTCCACGCAATCGAATACAGACGGAACCAGAAAGAGGAAAGTTCCTCGGTCTATTTCATCTCGGACCAACCAGACAAGGAGTCCGTCCACGTCATGTGGACAAAAAGAAACGTTATCCGTATTGCTGGATCTCCTCTGCATTTCACCACCAACCAAGGGACTTGGCTCCCCTCCTCCAACTATGTAAACCAGCTTTACGTGCTTGTTTTGACACAAGAGGTGCCGGAACTGCTCTTGGATCACCAGAACCCCTACAATCCGAAATTTACGGACGCCGTAAACAGGTTCGCAATGGACACAAATGGGGGCTGCTACGGCAAGATTTTTCAGAAGATGCTGGGGCGCCTCATACAAAGTCGTCCAAATCCAAGAGCATATCCAGAGGGATTTTTATCTTGCTTCTTCTGCGGCATGGGCTCACAGAACTGTGATCTTTGGCACCATCACAACAAAGCCAATGCACCAATTGCTCACTGCCGCAAGTGTGTAATCCCACATAGAGACATGAAGTTCAAGAACTACAAGTGCGATTACTGCGTGGGATACAAAGCAGATGCTTCGCATTTTTGGGGCGTTGGAGACGCATCCTATGCGTTCAGCTGCGAGGTCTGTGCAGTCCAGCCCATTATTTTGGTGGATGGTTAGGCTAGCCAACATGCGTCAAGGTCGTTTGTAAAAACTTTCTGTGGACCCATGTGCAGGGTGTTCCGCGAAAGGTATTTGCACACAGACCATTCGCAGAACTCGCAGCAACTAGGCTGCTATTTAGACAAGGGACAACTGTTCCTTGGGAAAAAATAAATTTTTATTTTTTTTTAGCAAATATCTTATTATTTTATAATAATGGAAGATATTATTTTTTTTGAAATAATAGTTATAGATGCATATAATAAAATCATGTATAAATCATTACAATCCGAATATAATTTAGAATTAATAGTATTTAATGAAAAAATAAGTTCTAATATATATAAATCATATTATATTGGAATATGCGATACATTAAGTTTATCTTATTATTTAGATAAATATAAACAAAATAAAAATATTAATCAATTATTAAAAAATTCATATATATTAGATGATCATTATAATAAATATTTTATTGATAAGATTTATTTTAAATATTATTATACTAAACAAAAATTAAATATTTATTATAATATGACTATTTTAATGAATTATAAAAATAAAGAACTAAAATTAAGATCTTTTTTTAAAGATGAATTATATCATATAATAACATTATGTATTGTAAATCATGCTAAAATATTACAAGCGAAAAATATATTACCTTTAATAATTATAGAAGTTATCGAATCAATTATTAAACAAAATTTATTAGATGAATATATATATAAAATATTAGTAAATAGTATATATTATTCTATTAATGATCTATATAATTATAATAATAATGATATTATAAAAATATTAAATAAAACAGATATATTTAAAAATGATTATTTATTTATTGTAAATAATTTTAATTTAAATAATACAATAAAATATAATATTAAAGATATTATATTTATATTATTAAATCAATTACATATACATAATAATAATAATAATAATAATAATAATAATAATAATAATAATAATAATAATAATAATAATAATAATAATAATAATAATAATTTATTAAGATTCTCAACATTTAAATATGAAATAGAATCTTATTATATTAATAATAATAATGATGATGATATAAAAACAGAATTGATTTTAGAATCAAGCAAAAAATCATTAAAAAATATAATATCCTATTATAATACACCCATTTCACCAATTATACAAAATAGATTAATAGCACCATCACCACTAATTATTCCTAGATTAATACAACCTAAATTAAATCCTGTATTTATATCTAATTATAAATTTTATAAACCTGTTGTATATTATAAAATTAATTTATCAAATTCATATAAAAAAACATTATAATATTAAATATATTTAAAGAATATATTGCAATATTATTTTAATGCATCAAGAAATATATTTATTAGAATATAATGATAAAAATATTGGAGTATTTTCTGATTTTTTTAAAGCAGAAACTTTTGCATTATCATGTTTACAAAATAATATAATGATTAGTCCAATAAAAATAGTAACATACAGAGAAAATAGTTGTTATGCTATTAAATCACAATTCATACATTATCCAATTAAATTCGAATTAGAAAAAAAAATTAATATTTGTAATGATATAAAATTAGATAATAAAACATTAAAAAATTTAAAAATTGATCAAGAAGATGTTGCTAATAAAAAAATAGAAACTCAACATCAAATTAATATGTTAAAAGTAAAACAAGAAAAAATAAAAGAATCAAAAAATATTTATGAAAATGATTTAAAATTATTTAATAATTTTGTTGATATAAAAATGCAAAATGATGATTTTGAAATACCGTATTTATTTTTAGATAAATATAATATAATGAACAAACTTAAAAATGAAGATAATTTATCATGGGATTCATTTATACATGAATATAAAAAAAATAGTCTTCTTAATATTCTTAATTATGATGAATGTTTTGATTTAAATGATTATGAACAACTCTTTGT